ACGTAGGTGAATGCGCCTGCCCCGGCTTCAGCTGATGTGTTGAAGTCATCCGCCCGGGTCAATACAAAGGCTGCTCCAGCGTTGCCTGTGGCAGTAAGTCTATAGATGCCGTTTTCGGTGCCGTTAGCCTGGTTCTTTACCAGTACACGGTCGTTTAGAGCAAGTGTCTCACCATCAATTGAGGCTGCGCCGTTTGAGTTGGCGGTTAGGGTCTGACCGACACTGGAGTAGGTGGCTGCCAGATTGGCTGTGGTTGCAACTCGAACAGATCCTTTGACATCAAGGCCCGTGGTCTGGGAGTCGACGTACGCCTTCGTCGCTAGGTCACTGGAGTTGATGGGCGATCCAGCGTTGGTAATGCGGGCACCGTTTGCGTTGCGGGTTCCGCTGATGCCGTCAAAAATGTTGTTGGGGTTTGCACCCAGTGCGATATCAGATCCGTCTGTCGCAACGGTGATGTAGTTCGTGCTGGTGGGTTTGATGCCTTTGAACTCAGCCCGATATGAGCCGGAGACAAGCACGGAGCTCTGGTAAACGATCTGCTCACCAATTGCCCCGACGCCGATGGCGCTGTTCAGCCCCTGCAGGTTGCGTAGGGCACCGTCAAAGGTGTTCGAGCCTGTCCCGCCTTGGCTGATCGTCAGTGGGGTAGTCAGGCCAGAGAGGCTGCTGATGTCCGAGTTGGCGCCCAGCTTCGCAGCACCCAGGTTGTTTCGGGCGGTGGCTGCGTTGTTGGCTCCCGTACCACCCACTGACACCGCGAGGGGTGTGGTGGTGTTGAGGGAGTTGATATCGATGTTGGACGGATCCAGATCCAACGTGATCGCTTGGTTCGAGTCGCTATAACTGGCGGTGATCCGGTTAGAGCCGAGCTTCAGCGGACGCAGCTCAAGTGTCTTGGAACCATCAAGCTCGGTCGTTACGTTTGAAAGGAACTGGTAGGCAGTTCCTGTGACTGTATTGTTTTCCGCGTTGACAACACCAGTGTTGTTGATGGTGATGTCCGCACGGTTGGAGCCAGAATTGTCAGCGATATCAACGTTGATACCGGGACCGTTGGCAAAGTTGGCTTCCTGTCGGGTCGCTCTCAGAGTGCCTGCTTCTGAGTAGCGGGATTTCTGAGTTGAGGTGTCGTTGACGACGGCGGCAGTCAGTGTGCCGTTCGCGTCGTCGTAGGTAACGGTTACTGTGCTCGGGCTGGCCGGATCGCTTTGAATTAGGCTGCCGACAATATCCTGAATCGCCTCTTGAACATTGGCCCAAGTAATCTTCTTGGCCTCTGTGCTGGTTGCGCTCAGCCGCTCAACGATCAACAGCAGGTCGTCCGCCTGGGGCGTGACGAGTGCATTCAGATCGGTAATGTTCTTTGTAGCGACCATTAGATGGCACCTCGGACCTTGATTTCCTTAAGCACAGGTAGCGTGCTCGACGCGGATTGTTCTCTGCACCAATAAAACAAGCGGAGGGGGCTTCCGCTGTTTGTCTCTGTGAAAGTCGCTACGGTAACGCTTCCTTTTTTCAGAGTTACGCTGCCTGTAGAGCCCGAGCGGGTGAGAGTAAGAATCTCGTCTGAAGCTACAGTAATTGTACCCGAGCCCGCTGTCTGAATATCAACTTCACTTCCGCCAACTGCGCCTGCGTAGCTTGTTGATAAGCGGATTGCGTTATTGCTTGTTCGAATGACGTAGTACGCGACGCTTGTGCTCAGGTTTCCAGGAATGACGCCTGTCGAGGAAACTCGGACGCGATCACCCGTGTTGAAGGGGTGATCGTTCATCACGATTTCGTTGTTCGCCTCGCTGACTGAATTGGCGTTTGTGGGGCGCGCCAAGGTCATCACTTGAGTGCCGCTTACATTCACTCCGATCTTGGTGGGCGCTGTGGCGAGGCGACCGAAGCCGATGGGGAATCTGTTGGCGCTGGCACTGGTGATCTGGGACTGGCCCCAGTTCGAAAGCGTGTTCAGCTCAGAATCGATGGCAAATCCCAGGGCCAGATTGGAGGCGCCAGCGGCCAGGGTGCCGTTCAGCAGGCTGGCGTCTAGCTTGAATGACACGACTGCGTCGGTTGGATCATCATCTGGGTTGATGAAGATCTGAGTGCCAATGGCAAAGCTAAACGGACGGTCTTCGAGGTCCGTCGGCTGACCGTTTGCAGATGTGTTGATCAGAGAAGAACCAAGTACCGGCATTAGCTCACCCCGTTGGTCAGGTACAGATTTACGGTCGGGGCGTTCTGCAAGGCGTAGGCGTCAGAACTGGTCGTGTTTACGAGGTTCATCCACTCTGCGTTGTATTCCACCGACTTATCAAGCTTGGTGTAGTTGGCAGCAAATGGCCGCGCTACAAACACAATCTCGGTGTTGTAAACAGGCTTGAGGCGGCTGGCAACATTGCTGTCTAAATCCAGCTCGTAATGCGCCACCAAGGTGTCGCCTGATGTAATCCCTGTGGTCACAGGGGATGTATTCACTTTAGCTGCTTTGAGCGTGAAGGTTCTTGCGCTATTGATTGTATGAACGTAGTAGTTCGTTTGCCCTTTGCTCACTCTCTGGCCCAGGGTCAGGCGTAGGGGGAATGCTGCTGCAACCGTGATCAAGCCGGTCGATGTATTGAAGCTCTTGACCGTGATGCTATCTGAGCGGACAGGGAACTCCGGTGGGCTATCGAACTCTGAACTGATCTGTTCGCGTTGGCCTCCAAACATTGGTCGAAGATCAAGCGTTGCCCCCTCTGGACCGACGAGGAAACTTCCGATCCGTTTACCACTGCGGACCACGCGGTAGTCGTTGAAGCTCACGTCGAGTGTGAGCAGATCACCGCTTTCGTACGGGGTGTCGACTGTCAGATACTCGTTTGTCGGGTCTTCTTGGGTGATTGCGAACTCGACGCCGTTTTCATCGAAGCTGGTGATGAAGAGCGGTACGAGGTTGAAGGGGCTGATGTAGTCGCCTGAGCGGTAGGGCAGCCTGCCGTTGATGTGGCCCAGTTCCTCGGGCTCGACCATTTCAGGGTCTTTCCAGACCTCCAACTCGACGGTTTCACTGGTGCCGACGTTCAGGACGAGGGGGTTCGTGACCAGTAGATTCTCAACTGTTTCACCTGAGCTGTTCTGGAAGCGGGCTTTGCTGCGGATCGTCATCACCGATTGGCCCGCACCGCTGTAAGTGCCACCTACGAAGGGCTCGATGGAACGACCAAACGAGCCATCGACGGTGGTGATCTTCGCTTTGTCCTCGCCACCACCGTCAACCAGCACTGATGCGCCATAGCGCTCAATGAACTCGGAGCGAGCCAGGTTGCCGCTGTTGCTGATCTCCACCCAGATGGGGAGGCTCGGGCTGCTCAGCGAGGGAATGTCGTAGGTCCGGAATCCCCCTGTGCCGTCTTCCTCGACGAGGTCGTTACGCTTCTGCCGGTCAGCTAAGACCAGTTCATGTGCCAGGATCCAGCGGGCACGAGGGATCTGGGTAATCGAGGTCGGGAGGTCTTCGTCCTTGTCGACCAGGAAGAAGTAGATGCGAACGTCGCTGGCCCCGTACCACCCCCACTCGATGAGGGTCATAAAGGTCTTAGTTAGATCCAGCGTCTGACGCGACTTTCCAGTGCCATCAAGGGGATCACCAGTCCATTGCGAGCGGGGGACGCGGGTTTCGTAGCGCAGTCCGTTGCCGCCGCTTGTTCTGTACAGGATCTGCAGGCGGTCGCCTTCACCGTCACCGTTGCACTCAACGAAGAAGCCGTCGTTGGGGTCGCCGACGCCCCATAGGCGATTCACGCTGACAGGGGTGGCCTCTGTCGACATCCGCACAGCGATGCTGGCGCGGACGATGCGACCCGGCTGGTAGCGGTAGCGCTGCTTGGTGGTGATCCGTGCCCGCTGAAAGCCGCCCTCATTGCTGTTGAGGATCAGTTGAGCCGAGCTGGCGGGCGCGTTGTAGCGGATTTCCCCGTTCGGAGCTGAGGGGTAGAGGGCGCTGGCTTCTGAGAGCTGGGTCCAGCGCGCCGACTCTGTACTGTCGATCTCAGGCCGCTCGTTCAGGCCGGAGATGTCGTAAATCCAGTCCTCACTGGTGAGCTCGTAGGCGTCGTTGCGGGTGAGGAAGTTGTAGGGGCGGGTTGCACGGGGGAAGCCGAGCATGTCCCGATTGACTTCGCTGGCAAAGCGGTAGTTATCAATGATCGGGAAGACGTAGTCCTCGCGAGGCAGGACGACGGGGAGGCTGTTGTCGCCTGTCGTCTGCCCAGCGGGGAACTCCGAGGCGGCCTGAACCTCAACCCCGTTGCGTACAACGCTCTTACGCCCGATGTCCTCGGGGAGTTGGTAGGCCGTAGTCATCAGCGCTGACCCCAGGTGAGGCTGGCTTTACAGGTGTTCGAGGCGTTATCCAGTGAGCGGGCTGCGATCACCAGAACGTCGCCGGCAGTTCCCGAGGCAGCGGTCGCCTCACGGGTCAGGTACTGGCGGGCGAAGGCGAAGATCTGGGTCAGATCGACGTTGTCGGCAGCACCATCACCAGTGAAGAACGAGGCGATCTGCTCACCACCTGTGAAGGCGTCAACAGCGTTGGTGAGGCTGTCGGGAGTGTTGAACTCGATAGCCGACAGGGTCCCAGTGCTGATGTAGGTGGTGACAGGGTTTGTTGCCGAGTCCGTCAGGGTGGCGGGGTTCTTGACGAGGATGAACTGGGCTCGATGCGAGCTCACCATTGACAGGATCAAGGGGAAGACCCGCATCAGGTTGCGCTTGGTCTCACCCTGGTTGTTGGTGATGTTTTCCTTGATCCGGATTGCCAGCAGAGGAGCGAAGTCGCTAGTGCCGATGCCGCTGACCTTGGCTCCGTCTTGGCTGTAGATCGCCAGCTTGCTGTAGTCGCCACCGTCGATGGAGATCTGGGCGCCGAACTTGCGGAGGTAGCTGTTCGCAGACAGGGTGCCGGTCTTCTCCACCCGGAACTGCATGGGCAGCGTCGGGTTACCCAGGGAGGGGTAGGGAATGCGGTCCGAGCAGTTCAGGTTGTGGGCGATTACCCAGCGGGCAGTTCTGGCGGTTTCACCAGAGGGGAGGTTCGCGTCGACCGGGACGTAGAAGAGCAGACGCGAGCCAGTGCCGCCGTACCAGCCGTACTCGATACGGCACATCACCAGATTGGTGAGGCTGAGGCGGTGGACGGAGGAGGTGTCTTCGGAGCCGAGGATCAGGCCGCCGGCTTCACCCACCATGGTGTCCCCGTTCCAGTAGCGGCGGGGGACGATCTCTTCCATCACGGTGGGGGAAGAGGAGACCAGCTTGTAGATGGTGCCGAGGTCGGTGCGCCCAGGTTGAGCGGCTAGGACAGCGGCATCCACGGTGAAGGTCACAGGGTCAGTGCCCTGGGCGGTGTAACCGTTCAGGTGGTCTTGGGGGCGCTCACCAGAGCTGGTGCGGCGGACGTAGTAGAGCTCGTCGCCGACCACACGGAGGAAGTAGCCGTCGGTGCCATCGAACATGCCGAATTCGATGGTGGCGTTGGCGTCGCGGCTCATGGCGACACCAAAAGAGGCCGAGGTGATACGGCCGGTTTGGTATGGGAAAGCCTGCTTGGTAATCAGGCTCGCGATATTGCCGTTCGCAGCGGAAGGGGTGATCAGGATTTCTGCTGCAGACTGCTGCAACAGGTGGTTGACCTGGGTGACGCGGGTGCCACCGGTGACCTGCTGATTCTTCGCCCAGATGTTCTGGTCGATATCGATGAGGTTCGTGTCATCGAAAATCGCCAGGGGTGTTTGGACCCTGGGGATGCCCAGCAGGTCGTCCCGCACTTGGGATGGTGCGGAGAGGTTGTCGAGGATGGGGATCGGGCTTTGATCCGCTGCAACGACGACGGGGAGCGAGTTCGCGCTGGAGGCTTGCCCTGCCGGAATTGGCGTAGTGCGGCCTACTGTAATTACGCTTACGCCTTCTTCAACAGTTGCCATTAGGGCTTAACCTCAGCTAACAGAATCTCGTGAGATACGCGGAATCACTTCAAGTGTTCCAATGGCCAACGTATCTTCTTTATACACCGATATTGTACCTGAGCTCGCACCTACAGAAAACACAGGAGATCCTGCGGTAGTAGGCACAATCTCGAAAATTGTGCTGTTAATAATCGCCAGCTCGTTGCCGTAGAAGTTGACCCCGTCGTAAACTGTTTGCCCTGATCCTGTAATCAGAATCTGATCTTGTTCAGTGAGGCGATGTGGGGCGGTCGTTGTGATGCGGACTCGGTTGCTGACTACACCTGCAGAGCTGGTGAAGGTTGTGCCGGCCGAGATGCCGCTAATGGTTGCCTGCGTGACTGTGAAGTACTCCCGCAGGTCCCACAGGAACTTGCCTTGAGGCTCATCAGAGGGGTCAATGCCAAAGGAGATACCCGACTGTGAAAGCCCTCTCTCCTCATAGGCGAGGGGGATGTTGCGCCCCAGTGCTTCTGTCTGCTTGCTCGTCAAGCGAAGCTGAACTACACCCTCAGTGGGGTTTATTTCAACGATGCCAAACGATCCGACAGCTGCATCGGTTGTGTTGTTGAAGTAGCGACGGATATCAGCAACTAGCACTGAGTTGCTGTAGTCGTAGGGTGTTCCCCACGGCTTTTCGATGTTCAGGTACAGCTCGTCAAAGCTGTCACCCTCGCGCACCGTGATCGCAATAGGGTCCAGTGCCATTGCTATTTAGCCCTTAACTTCTGGATCAGGCGCTGCCGGGGTGTATCCGGGATTTCTTCAACAGTTTGCGGAAGATGCACTGTTTGCGCTCTTTCTAACTTTAACTGATTCAACTCAAGAACAGCCTTGTAGTAGGTATCATTCAGCGCGCTAAGGCGGGTGTTTTCCGCTTCAAGCCGTTTGATTCGTTCTTCTAGCTTTTGGGGTAGGACGGGGACTCTCAGCGTGACTGTCTTCTCAGTTGGTGCGCTGGCCTCGCGCAACCCGTCCAGTTCGCGATCTCGGATGTTGAGAGCCACCTCGGTGGCGCGCTCGATGCCCCGGACTCGCTGGAGCAGGTCTTCGTTCTTGGCGCGGAGAAGCTCTAGCTCGCTCTGGAGTGCTGTGTTCTCCTCGATAGCTGCTGCGAGGTCAGTGGCCAGGCGGCGGTTGCTGACTTCGGTGTGGGAGCTTTTATTGCTGGTGGGCGGCGCCTGCTCAGCTTGGGCACCGGGAGTGATGTCAACAGATCCACTGGCGGGGATCTGCCAACGCAGGGTGAAGGGGGTGTCTCGAAGGTCGCCCTCTTCCTTAAAACCAACGTTGTAGTAGTAACCCCTCGGTGTTGGGGTCAACTCGATGTCGACTTCGCCTTGCAGCACTGGGTAGTGCCGCTCATATTTATCGGCACCGAAAAAGGGCTTGGAGGGTTTGACGACGAGCACACCGTCGCGGCCGTCTGCGAAGAGCTTGCCGTGGACTCGGGTCATCAGACCACCTCGCGATAGCCGACGGTGATACCTACGTTTGCGGTGCCGGTGATGACGGCGTTGAGCTTGTCGGAGGTGTCAGCCTCAAATAGCCCCAGAGGATTGCTCAGCGCGACGGTCCCGTTAGCTGGAATGTAAATCTGACCGCTTACATCGGAAGCGGCGTCGGTCTGGAATTTGATGCTGCAAGCGGCACTTGCACTAATCAGGAGGCTCATCACACGCAGCTTGGCACCTGCTACAGCTCCAATGACATCACCACTGGCGGTCAGGTTGACGGCAGCGAATTTTAGGCTGCGGGTAAAGGTGTCGTGGTAAGTGACGAATCCGCTAGTCGTCGTGCCGTTGCCTGAGGCTTCGATGTAAGCATCGTTGCCATTGGCATCTCTTCCGTAAAGCGCCATCAGACGAAACCAAGAAATAGGGCGTTGTTAAACTCTGAAAATTCTGCTGTCATACCGTAAAGGCTGAGCCACCCCGAGTAAGCCCAGTCGGTACGGGTGCCGTCGCGCAGAACAGCTCGTATTCTTACTTTAACGGCTCTCTCAAACAGCGTCTGGATTGTGCAGCTTGTACTGGTGAAACTACCTAGTCGCTGCCATTCTTCGTCTTCATCTTCACCAGAAAACAGCCTGTCGAACTCGTAGTAGTCAAGGCGCGAATCGGATTGGACTTGCCCGAACTGCAAACCAGGGATCAGACTGTCCGTAATGGTGTAGGGCCTGTATGAAAGCCCCTGCCACGTCACATCTACTAAGCGGTTAAAGGTCATTAGGGACTCACTCGAACACCAAAAGTGATTCCGTTTGGTTGCAGCGCTGGAGTGCCAGCCGATGAGAATAGGTTTGTTCCACGACCAGACAAAGTTCCGGCATCATCGTCTACAAAGTCAAATTTCCTAGGGTCGTATTTGATTGCGACCACATCAAATGTGCCTTGTGACTGCTCGGATACCTTCTGTACCCGATAGCGCCTAAAAGCGGTGCTATTGGTTTCATCTACCAATATCCAAAGGTGCAGTGTTGAGGGTGTAGAGGACAGACCCGATACAGATAGTGTTCGTCCAGATACACTACTGACAGTTCCTTTCTGAACCACGCCTGAGGCGCCGTAGACGTACAGGCTGCGTCCGCTGTAGCTGCCACTAGGAAGATCGCGGTCGATGGTGACCGTGCTTGAGGTGGCTGAGCTGACTCGACCACCATGGGTGCCTGGAGTTTTATTACCATCAGCGATGATCACAACGTCGCCTGGTAAAAGAAGTGCACCCTCTGTGCCTACCTTGAACGAGACAGTCTCGTTGTTGTAGATATCGCTACCGATGATGTATCGCCCTAGCCTTGCCGCCTGCTCTTGGCTTGTACAACCTAAAGCTCGGACGTCAACTGGTCTGTATCCATAGCGCTCGATAGCCTCAGGGTGATGAACTGAGACTTTCTTCTCTTTGTAGTAATCGTTTGGGTCAATATAGGCGACGTTCGCAATTGTCCGTCGTGCTGCTTTGGCTACGCCTTCATAAATGAAGCAGGGTGAGCTCACTTCGCCGTTGTCATCCGCTTCTTGGATGACATTTGCTTCTGAGAACAGTCTGTACTCCGAGTCGTTCGCAACAGGCTTGTCAATTGCTAGCGAAATACGCCCACCGGCGTAATAGATCTGAGCTTGAAAGGTCGAGGCGACTGACTTTAGTAAGTCGTAGGCGTCGGATACCCCGTCAATGTAGGCATTGAAGGTGATGTTGTTATCGGTGCAGTACTGCGCCGCATTACGGAAGGCTGCCAGATCGATGTCTTGCATCCGTATGCCGGGTTGCACAATCGTCCCGCCCCCTCCGATGCTCTTGGTGTAGGTCCGGCCTCCTACCCCGTATCTGCCGTTGGTCAGCAGATCAAGGAGAATATAGGCTGGGTTATCGCTGTGGGCGTAACTGACAGTTAGGCTGCTAGATACTGTCGGTACTTTAATTCCCCGTACTTTTGCGTGGATGCTGGGCATCTGAGTAAATTCAGATACGTTGAACTTCATGCCCAGCAGGGCTGATTTAGGGTATCTCAACCGTTCCGCCCATGTCACGTCGGCTGAGATGAACGTCACGTCGCCCTTTGCCCATTGGTAATTATCGACAGTCGTTTCGCCGTCCTTTACTGTTTCTGGATCTGGGATCTCGCCGCGATCAAGCCGAGTGACGATGATGCTGATCGGGATGGGTTGATCCGTAATGTCTACGTCGATTGTCTGAAGCTTCAATGCCTTGACTGGCCCTGACGCACCACGTACAAAAGTTCGGTCGTAAACGACTCCATTGTCTCCGTTTAGCACCCTCACGTTGTACTGCAGAGGGTTGTTCTTGTTCCGGTCCGTATAAGGTTTGTAGCGGGTCCAAGCTGAGGTTTCTCCGCTATGGCTCTGAATCATGTAGCACGGCCCATAGGACAAGCGGATCTGTAAGTTGTCAGCATCCGTCTGAGCAAATGAGCGGACGACCTGCTGGTTAGGGTCGTCACCTTCTGTGATCGCTTGGAGAGTCGCCCCGGCGGCCAGGTGGAAACCACCAGACTTAACAAATGTGATGGGATTGCCGGTCTGCTCTCCGTCGGTAATCTCGATATTGTCGACCGTAATGTTTCCTAGCTTCGTGCCGTTGAGGAAAAGATTATCTGTTGCTGGACCGGCCAGTCCTTCGATTTGACCTTCTGAGATGATGCCTAGGTAGTAGCCCTTATTCTCATCGATGTATGAGCTGATAATGGGCATCGACTGTGCCAGGAATGTCCCGTACAGCAGAGGGACGGGGGTTCCTTGGCTGGCGGTAGCTGATGCGCCGTCAAAGATTGCTGCATCCGCCTCTTTACCCTCGTTTTTTCCCTGTTGCGGGGTTCCTGGAGCCAGCAGCCCTGAGACTCCCGTAAAGATGAGACCAAAGCCCAGTGCGGCGATGGCGCCTTGAATGCCTGCAGAAATAGTGCCCACAGCACCGAAGGTCACAAAGCCGAAGCCTGTAAAGGCAAAGGCGACCAGGGCAACTCCAATCAAGATGTTGAGGATGTTGCGCCATAAACCTGCCGAACCTGAGATCACAGGGACGAGGACGCATTCCTCGCAGCCCAGCCCTAGATCCTCGTAACCGATTCCTGTTTCGGTGTTGTTGGTCAGAATCTGCCAGTAAATACCGAATTCATGGGAACCCTCCAGGAAGGCGCGGAAGCCCGGCAGGCGGTGACACAGCGCTCGAATCGCATCTTGAGGGCTGTGGACATGCAGGGTATGAATTCGCCCGAACCTTTTACCGGCGATACCTTCCAGGATGATCTTCATTGGCCTTTTAGTACACCTTCAAAGATTTCGAGACCTTGAGAAGCACTCCAGCACTCAAGTCGGTCTGCCTCGACAACGTAGACATAAGACGTCAATTCCATGTTCGCAGCTACAGCTAGATCGTGATCGCTGAATCCGTCTTGCCCCGTCGGGTGTGAATGAAAGATTGTTGTGGGTCGGTGGCGGAGATAGTCCTCTGCCGAAATGACAAAGGAGACCTCGGGCTGGTCTGACACGTTCTTGCAGGTGATTGGCTTCCCGTCGACCACAACCCCACACACCTCAAGGGGCAATGCAGAAACTGCATAATCTGCAATCTGGCGATGAAGTTTCATACAGTTGCTGCGGGGAATCCACCAAAGGGGTAAGGGCTGGCGTTCCTGTTCTTGCAAGCTGTCAGAGTCTTGTTGCAGGTCACAGCAGATGATGTGGACCCGCACTCAGGGCTGCCATAAGCGAACGGGCAGTAATTCGGGTAGATCCTCCTTTGGGGAATGGACAGCCCCTCTAAGTCCATGGCCGAGGCAAGCTCGTAGATCACTCCCAGCTTGGATTCTTCTGTCTTGCGATTGAAGTACCAGAGATCAGGTGTGAAATGAGCCGTGGAGCTGTAGGTGGCTTGCGCGACACCGCCAACTGATTGAAGATATTTACCGTAGGTTCGGATACGCCAAAGCCTGAAGCCGATCAGATCCTCAAAGTCGTAGGAGAGGTTGGTGAACTGGCCGTCCACATTACCGATAGCAAGCTTGGGTGTGGGCAGCCTGTTGCTTCCGGTGATTTCGAAGTCTGTGGCCTGAATCGGTACAGGCTGATAGTTGACGAGTGTGCCACCCTCATCGATATAGCGGACAACCTTGCCACCAGTCTGCTCAGGGGAAACCAGAAAGATCTTTCCGCCCCATGACGTGCTGAGGTGACTGCCATCGATGATAAAGAGATGGATTAAGGCGTCTTCTTTCATCAGTTTGTACCTCTCGTCTCGCGTACGAGTTCAGCATTCAGTTCGCCTGGCCGGTTATAGCCTCCTGTGCTGCCTGAGTATCCGCCCCACTGTTGCCCTCCTGGTGATGGTGTGAAGACAGCTTCGGTTGGGCTGCCATTGGCCCCTTGGTAGGCGGACAGTCGGGATTGATAAGTGCTTAAAGCTGAGCGAACTGTGTCTTCGTAGGCGTCTCCGACCAGCTTGAGCATGTGAGCTTCAAAGTCGGATAGCCCGCCCCGTCCGTTGTAGGCCACGGGTTCTACTCCGAACCCTTCATAAACTGTGGCGTATGACGTGCTGGCTCCGTCTCCTGCACCACTAGTGATTGCAACTGAACGTGTGCCTCCTCTTCTTGAAAAGCCGTTCGTATAGCCATGCTTCACGATCAGATCTACCCAGGCGGCTCCCCGTTCCTGATCGAACAGAAAGGCACTGTTATCTGTTGAGCCAAATGAATTCCCGATGACAATTGGGTATGCACCTGTTGGTGTTGGACCCCAGGCATCTACATAAAATTCCTCTTGAGCGCTCTGGTTGAAGATCCCTCCTCCACCATCG